CCTTCTACATATCCTGCACAAGGTCAGACACCGTTTACATATCAAAACAGATCACCGTTTACATATGAAACACAAGGTCAGACACCGTTCACATATCAGAACAGACAACCTAGTACATATCCAACAATAGGTAGAACACCGTTCACATATCAGAACAGATCACCATTCACATATCAAGCACAAGGTAGAACACCAGTTGCAAGATGGGATGGTACATTGACACAACAGTGGCCTGCAACACCTATCACATAATACACTAAATAATTGATATTATATTTTTTGGGATGAATTATGCCGACAGACTTTATTAAATTAGAGTCAGTAGAAGATGCTAAACAAGTAAAACCTATTGACTGGACTGAAAAACCAACACTTATCCACTTAAGAACTACTCAACCAAATTATCATTTGGGTACCTTATCTGTAAATAGATATTCTGAAAACAGTAAAACATATCAAATTCTAAAATATCTATTTGATAATAATATCCTTCCACCTCTAAAATATTTCAAGTGGGGTGCAATAAAGGATGATATCAAGAACGATAAATTTCGTGCATTTCATGGTCTCAGACATCATGCATCAAACTATCTAAGTTTTTTACATCATGGGTGGACTTGTAGTCCTAAGTCACCAAAGGTAGGTATGCTTGGTGGAATGGATTTCCAAAGTGGTGATGAAACAGAAAAGTCAATTACAGATTTTACCTCTATAACAAATCCTTCAGATTGGGACAATCATAATCTAAGTTCAATTTACTATCATTCTGCAAAAGCACACTGGTTAGTTCATAGTATGCAAGAAGAGGGATTGTGGGCACCTATACAAGGGGTGGTAGAAAGTGTACCTGAAAGTAAGGATAATTACAGAGTCTTCATTCATCCTGGCTCTGTTCGTTCTTGTGTTATAGAAGAGTTAGATGACTCTGAAAATGATTGTCTCTTTTTTGATCCATACAATCTTTTACCCCACATTGATCCTATAGGAGTAGATGAATACTTGCAATTATGGAAAGAGAAGTTAAATAAAAAGGGAGTGAAACATGATGATATATCACTCATAATGAATGGGGGAGTTATTGAAATACAATCATCTCTTGCAACATTAGATTTCAGACATCAGGTCTATGAATTTAACAAGAAAGTTCATATATTGACAAATAAAAAACCCTTCAATATCTATATTGGTTATGACTCAACACAAAATGGTGTAGAAAAAGTATGTAAACATTCTATACAAACAACAATAGAGAAATCATGGTCTAGAGGTAGAAATATGGATTCTACTTATTTCATGCCTGAAATAAAGTATCTTGACATATCCAAGATCCCTGAGTATACTAGACCGTATGCAAATCAAAATACTGAATTTACATATAGTAGATTTTTGATTCCATACTTGGAAAACTATGAAGGATTTAGTATGTTTGTGGATGATGATTTTGTATTTACAAAAACATTGTTACCAATGTTTTATTTTCTAAATCCTGATCATGCAGTTGCATGTATTCAGTACCCACAGTACAAACATGATACAACAAAATTTGTAGGTGCAGTCAATATAGACTATCCAAGAAAATTGTGGTCTAGTATGATGATATTCAACAATGGTCATGAGGATTGTAAAAAACTCACACCTGAGGTTATCAACACTTGGACTGGTGCTCAACTGCATCAATTTCAATGGACAGAAAAAATTTCTAAAATTCCTGAACATTTCATTTTTACAGAGGGGTACGATGATCCTGAAACTAAATGGAATGTTAGTGGATATCACTATACAAGGGGAGGCCCTTGGATTGATGGAATGGATTGTTCTAGTATAGAAAGACTTGAATACTATGAAAAAGCAAAGTCTTCCATGCAGTCTAAATAATTATTATTGAGGAAAAATTATGAACCATAAAATGAATGCATTTGTTTTTTGTGAGAACTCAAATCTTTTTATCAGAAAACCTAATGGATTAGAGTACACATTTGATAATGTAGATACACCTGCACTAGGATTTGAATATGAAGTGTTAGTGTATGATGAAATAGAAGTAAAAATCTTGAAATGGGATTGGGATAAAACTTTCCATGAACAAGAAAAAATACCTCTATCAGATAATGAAAAAGAAATTATAGAAAACTATATTTCAAATTCTGAACCACCTGAGGGTGTAACACTTGCAGGTCAAATAATCAATCGTCTAAAAACTTATATTACCTCTGAAGTATTACAGATGTGTCATATGCTTGGGTTTGAGGATTTGAATGAAGTTGCAGTTGCAGGACGAGAGGGGTCAAACCATCCGTATCGTTCAAATGCAAGGAGAGTGTTAGAGTATGTGGATGCAGTTTGGAATGTCTTTGATGATGTTTCAAATGATGTCTTTAGAACTAGAGAAGATCATCTAAAACCATTACAAGAATATATTCTAATAATACCTAGAGCTGCAGTACTACCTGATCAAGAAAGATAATGTCCAAAACTCTTGATGTAGTTTATCTAGATAAACCATTCAAAATTCAAGATCTACCACTTACAAGTGTGTATGTTTTTGATAATTGGTTATCTTCTGAATTACATCATTATTTTGATAAGTTTATAGTTAATGAACAATTTTGGTCTAAATCAAATCAAGTAGGAAGTAGTAGTCCCACAGGATTACCCCATCATAGTTTTTGGGGTGCATCGTTTTTTCGTCAGAACTTTGAATTAGAACATGGTATCAAACCATATCAAGCATTTTTTGCAAATTATCTAATCCGTAGATTAGAAACAGAGTTTGGTTTCAAGTGGGTTAGATTTCAATATGCAGGTTTGAATTCTCAGACTGTTGGATTACAGGGTACAACTCATAAAGATTGTCAAGATGAAGATGCATGGAATCTCTCCTTTCTTTATTATCCAAATCGTTTTTGGAATAAAGAATGGGGTGGAACACTAAGACTCTATGATGAGATGCAACAGGGTTTAGATGGGAGAGATGAACATATAAAAAACCATCAAATTGCAGAGATAGAATTTGTTCCAAATCGTCTTGTAATGTTTGATGGAAGAATACCACATGGTGCAGATGCACCTGATCCGTCTGCACGATACATAGACAGGAGATCTCTTGTGGTAAGAGGTGATGAAGTAAGATTAGTAGATAGTGAGGAGTTTTTTTATGCCAACGATAGAATTCGTCGCATATAGTGAAGAAACTGTAAAGTATTTCAAACCTGTTCTTGCATCAACAGTTCAGCCTGATTGGTGGAAGAAGATGAAGATAATGGAAATAAATAGGGGTCACCGACAACATACTGTTCGTGCATGTCCCGCTATGGATGATTGGTTGAGAATAGGATACTATCTGATTGCAGCTCAGGATATAGAAGTTATAAATGGTGTGTCTGATACTGACGAAGGTGATGAAAGATTTTCAACTGCAGACATTAGTGGTAATGGTATAAATTCCATTAGTCATCCTGCATCTCAGATGGGAAATGTTTTTGAGTTTTTAGGTGACGGTGGCCCAATAAAGGATGCATTCAAAATGAGAAATCCATGGAATGTGATCACTCCTAAGGGGTATTCTTGTTTCTACTTAGATCCATTTTTACATCAAAATAGATATTTCTCAACATGGCCTGGTATCATAGATACTGATAGTTTCAATATCAATCAAGATAATGCACAAATCATTTTTTATCCCAAAGTTGAAAAGGGATTTATAATACCAAAGGGAACACCGTTAGTGCAAATTATTCCTTTTAGACGAGAGGAGTGGGTTGCCTCTTATCAACTAAGAAGTCACAAAGCATATATCGAAAATCTATCCTCTAGAACTTCACCTCATGGTGATGTACCAAATAGATTATCAATGTCTGAACATAGAAGAAGGGATCCTGAGGGAGATGCGTTTTCTATCGGGCCATATCGTAAACATGGATATTGGCATAGAAAAGATCAGTTTTTTAAGAAAATAGAAGAAGGTAAATGTCCTTTTCATACAGAGGAAGAAAGTCCTGAAAAACAAATGGAGTTTGATTTCTAATGGCAGTTCGATTACTATTTCCAACCTTTATATTTCACAGATATTTGCTAGACCCAAATCTACCTGAGGACAGAGGTGTATCTCAAGATTATCTAAATTTACTTAGACATGAAATGGATAATATGAGAAAGAAAGATCCTAAAGGTAGACAAATTTCTAATGCATACACTGGATGGCAATCCAATGATGGATGTGAAAGTCACCCTGCATTTGTAAAACTTATGAGAAGAATTGTCCATACCTTTAACGATGAGGTGTTACCGTTTCATGGTCTTTCTAAAAATACTCATAAAGTAGAAATAGGTAATTGTTGGGCAAACATAAATGATTATCTTGCATGGAATAGACCCCACTTTCACAATGGTTGTTGGTATAGTGGTGTGTTCTATATCAAAGGAGATGGTGATGAAGGGTCTATCAGCTTCTTAGATAAGGACAATAAGGTTGTTGCAGACTTTCCATCATGTCAGAGGACTAGATCATCAGAGGAATTTCCACCAGTTTCAGGTAATTTGATTTTGTTTCCAAGTGGTGCAATGCACATGGTTGATCCTAATATTACAGATAAAGAGAGATACAGTGTATCATTCAATATCAACATTCATAGATTAAGTAATGAATACCATGGTAATATAAAGAACTATAATCCTGATGAATTCGTTTTCGATTTAGATGAAAATGGTAACCCATTGATGGGTTAGTTTATCTAAATATGTATATGGAAATTATAGTAGATGCTCATATTATATGGAATATCTTACTAACATTTGTTCTAGCACCTTTGGGGTTCTTAGTTCGTAATGTACTCACAGAACAAAAACGAATAGATATTTTGATCAATAAAACTAGAGAAGAAGTAGCAAAAGATTATGTTACTAAAGACGAGTTGGCCGAAGATATGGAAAGATTAGTTAGAATGATTGAAAGAATTGACCAAAAACTAGATCGATTACAGAACCGAACTTACTTCCAAGAGTAAAATCATTATAAATAGTAGAAGAACATAATTTTTTATGGAATACTACTATGTCAGAACCAAACAGTAAAGCAACACTAAAGTCTTATATAAAGAGAAGATTGGGAGCTCCAATCTTAGAAATCAATGTTGATGATGACCAGTTTGATGACAGAATTGATGAAGCACTTCAGTATTTTAGAGAGTTTCATTATGATGGTTCTATCAAGTGTTATCTGAAACATCAATTATCTGCTGATGAAATAACCACACTAAAATCAGATGAGACTTTCACAGAGACAGCTGCTGGGTCACAAGTTCATACAGATCAACAATATAAACTACAACAAAATTATATCACATTACCTGAGTTTGTCTTGTCAGTTATAAACATATTCCCTTTCAACGACAAACACAACCTCAATATGTTTGACCTCAGATATCAACTTAGATTGAATGATATCTATGATCTAACTGCAACAAACATTCTCTATTATGAGATGGTGCAACAACATATCTCACTACTTGATAAAATACTTGTAGGTCAAACACCAATAAATTATTCAACCCATCAAAATAGATTGTATATGCACATGGATTACAATAGTGTAAATGCAGGTGAGTATATTATTATTGAGTGTTATAGAAAAATCGATCCCACAGATTTCACCGATATTTACAATGACTTATGGTTGAAGAGATATGCAACTGCATTAGTCAAGTATCAATGGGCAGAGAACTTATCTAAATTCTCAGGTATTCAGTTGCCTGGCGGAGTAGCATTAGATGCAGGTCAAATGAAAACCGAAGCACAAGAGGAAATCCGTAGACTAGAAGAAGAGTCAAGACTCAACTATGAGTTCCCAGTCATGGATATGATGGGGTAGTAAATGCCAACTAATGTATTTTTTAACCATGCAGTAAGTACTGAACAACACCTTTATGAGGATTTGGTTGTTGAGGCTTTACGATTTTATGGACACGATGTTTACTATCTACCTAGAGAGATTGTAGAAGAAGATAAAATACTAGGCGAAGATGTTCAGTCTACTTTCGGTGATTCTTATCAAGTAGAGATGTACTTAGATAATGTCGAAGGTTTTGAGGGAGAAGATTTATTCTCAAGATTTGGTGTACAAACACAAGAAGAAGCAACATTTACATTAGCACTTAGAACATGGGAAAGATTTATTTCGTTAGACAGCAACCTTGCAACAAGTCTAAGACCAAATGAGGGTGATCTCATATACTTCCCACTTTCAGGTTCATTGTTTGAAATTCGATATGTAGAAGATCAAAATCCTTTCTTCCAAATAGGAAAACTTTTTGTCTTCAAACTCAAATGTACATTATTTGAATACTCAGGTGAAGACTTTGATACAAATATTGATGCTATTGATCTTGTCGAAGATGATAACGCTTATACTATTCAACTCACAATGGCAGGTGGTTCAGGTAATTATTATCCAAATGAAAACATATCGTACAACAGTTCAGTGATAGGTGAAGTTGTATCATGGGTACCTTCAACAAGTAAACTCACAATCAAAGATGTAACAAGAACATTAGAGGTGGGTGATACACTTGTGGGTGCTGGTGGTGCATCATGGAATATATCATCAATTACTGATATACTTACAATGAATGCAAGTGAAGGACTTGCAACAAACAAAGAGTTTGAAGACAATGATTCAAATTACTTAGACTTTAGTGAAACAAATCCATTTGGTGAACCTTAATGTTTGGTACATATTTTTACAATGAAACGATAAAGAGAAGTGTGTCTATCTTTGGTACACTTTTCAATAATATCAAAATCAGAAAAACAAAATCAGACGGTACTGTTCTGACTGAACAGATTGTGCCTATATCTTATGGCCCCAAACAGAAATGGTTACAAAGGCTCAATCAGGATCCAAAGAAAAGAGATGCGAACATCACTGCAATGTCATTACCAAGACTTGCATTTGAACTTAGTTCATTTGAATACGATGCAACAAGACAACAAAACAAACTTATCAGAAATACAAAGCCTGCATTAGAAACAGGAAACACATCTCGTAAATTTCAATATGCACCTGCACCTTATAATCTAAAATTTACACTTAGTGCAATGTGTAAAAACATGACGGATGCATTGCAAATTGTAGAACAAATCGTACCTTATTTTCAACCTGAATATACAGTTACAATGAAAATGATTGATGATCTAACTGATGTTAGAGATGTTCCAATTGTTCTAAATTCAATCTCATTTGAAGATAGTTACGAAAGTAGTTTTGAAGAAAGAAGAGTTATTGTTTATACTTTTGAGTTTACCATGAAAGTATATTTCTTCGGCCCAGTTTATCAAGGAGACATTATCAAGAATGTTATCGAAAGAGAATACATCAACGATAGTGTTTCAGGTCAGTTTACTACATCACAAATTGATGAGAGTGGATTGGTCAAAGAAATCAAACACTACGAACCTGCATTTGGAGAAGTTGCAAATGCAGTATCCAACTCAACTACAATCACTTTTGATACTGCAATAAATAGTAAGATAAGTGTTGGAGATGAAGTATTTTACACAGGAAACACACCTAATCCAACAATCAGTAGTATTGCAGCCGATAAATTAT